ACAACAAGCATGATGCACTGTGCAAAGTTAGGGAACTCAAAGACCAAGCAGGAATGTTTCTTGTTAGGGTTGTTGAGATAGAACCAAAACAAACAATAGTTTAAACAACTATTAATAGAACAAGGAGGAAGTATGGCTAAAGGTAGTGGGGATTTCTTTACCCCAGAGAATCTAAAGAAGTGGGCAATAGAATTATCTAATGCCTGTGGTGGAGCGAAAGTAATTAAGAGTAGAATCTTAGTTAAGCCATCACCAATTAAAGCAAACGAATTGTTGGACCAGTTCGCAGTTGCATATAACAATGCAGTTACAGACGCCAATGAAGAAAGTAAGGAGGAGGAATAGTGGGAGATTACTTTATATTGATACCAATAGTAGTAACCACAATAAGTTGTTTAGTATTGTTGGTGTTAGTACTTCTAGCATACATAATAACTAATAAACCATTCACAGTTATTAGTTTAAACAATGATGCAATAACTTTTATAGATGAATTACAAAGTGAATTTTATGAGGAGGATTATGACATTACAGATAATTAATGATAAAGATATAACAGGTATAGATGGTAAGGTATCTTATGTCAATGGAGTTGAGTTAGTATTTGAACACATACCAGATGGACAACACGAAGATAGAATAGAAGCATTGACTGTTCAGATAAATAGTGTTAGAGAGATAGAACAAAACTTGTCACAACAAAGAGCTAGACTGTTAGAACATATAGTTGATAACAACAAACTATCAGTTATAAAATGTGCAGAGATTATGAAAGTAAGTAGGCAAAGAGTTTACAAAATAATAGAATCAGTTAAGAACAAACTGGAGGAGGAATAATGGATAAAGAAATAATGAAGAACCTTACTAAACCATTTAGTAAGAGCGAAGTAAAGAAAGCACCAGCAGGTAAGTTTGGTGATTATGTACCACATCACATAGTGACTAAGCGTTTAAACGAATATGCCTATGGACAGTGGTCGCATACATTAAAAGAAATAGTAAGAGATAACAATGGTTCTGTAAGAGGCGTAGTTACTACCTTTACTTTGTTTGGTGTATCACATGATGAAGTAGGTGATGTTGATAACAATGATGTAAAGAACAACAACACAGATGGCGAACTACTAAAGCTATGTATGTCAGATGCACTAAAGCGTGGAGCTATGCGTCACAACATTGGACTCCATCTATGGACAGGTGATGTAACAGAAGAAGAACATTACTCAAATAAAACTAAAGTAGCTGATGTACAAGTTGAGAAAGTAGATATGCGTAAGAAAGAGAACCAAGCTACTGATGAGGATAAAGCTATCTTAGAAGAATCTATTGCAAAGTTTGAGCAGGACATTGGGTATACAAATGAAACCAGTTTAAACAACGCTAAACAAATAGCCCATGTTATTGCAGGGTTTGGTTTAGCTGATGATGTTAAAGATAAAGTTAAAGCAAAAGCATGGATACAGTTTACTGGAGCAGGACATACCAAGGATGTAGAGAAGTGGGATAACGATACCATTGGAGCATACTTAGATTTGTTTGAATCTATAATACCAGAGTTTGAACCATCAAGTGAAGTTGCTATGGTTGAGGAAGTCTTTGGAGAAGTAACTGTAACTACTGAACGCAAATGCCCAGAGTGTAATAGTTCAGAGTGGATAGAGGACAACAGAGAGAAGAAAGCTAGTGACTCTAAGTTCGCTAAGATACCATCATGGAGTTGTAACAAGTATCTACAAGGTGGTAAGAATGGTTGTGGTTGGACAGCATGGGGTGATACAGATTGCCCAACAGAATGGTTGTAATGGATGAAGGTATATCAATAGATATAGATAGGTTAAAGAAAAAGTTACAGAAAAGATTTCCTAACTATAACTTTGATATACCACCAGAACCAGATACTAAACACAAATCTCCACCTATATGTTTAAACAATAAGATATTTTATACTGATGCAGAGGGTAATAAATATTGTGGAGCAAGGTATAAGCAAGTGCAGGACGATAACATATACCACTGGGAATACAAAGTGTGTCATGCACTTGTAGAAAAAGCAAAGCAAGGAGGTAAGCAGGGTGAGATTCCATTTTAAATGCACACCACCAGAGAGTAAAACATTTTAGTGGAGCAGAGCGACAGACCATACCAAGATAGAGTTAAAGATAAAGTAGGCAAAGAAGCAGAAGATAACTTTGAAATCTATCTTACGCAACTAGGGTTAGAAAAACAAAAGCAGTGGATGAAGACAGGCACTAGCCCATGGGAACATGAGATGCCTCTGTTCTGGTTCTACACATACATAGCTATTAATCCAGATTACTTAGTGTATATAGAAAAAGAACTTAGGTTATGTGAAGTAAAGGGTACGACCAAGTTAAAGCTAGACGATTATCAAAAGCTATATCAGATGCACCAGAAAGCAAAGATGTTTAAACAAGTATCAGTTGGTATATATTATTACAATAGTTTTTATAGAGGTTTTAAATGGATACCATTCACAGAAATACAAAAGATGTGGAACGAAATGAAACACTGGGGTACATATCCAGAGAAAGATTTCCAAGGTAACGACAAGATGTTTAAACAGCTACCCTTTAATCGTTTATAAAGGGCAATAGTTACCCCATCCTTTGTCACTAATAGTGAAAGTAAGGACTCCAGGATGTGACCATAGTCCTGTTCTCTCTGTAAAATCTATACTCTTATCTATTGATGGTGCTTGAAACCAAGTCCTGTCACCTTGTTGTTTCATACGAAGATGATGGTAGTGTGCAGTAACTAAAATCTCACTGTCACCACTAGGAAGAAAGCCAAACATTTGACCCTTCCACCATGCCTCTATCTTAGCTTCTGGATTACCTCCACCACCAGTCATGTGTCCATGTGTGAAGCTACAAGACTTACCTTTAATCATCATTGTCTGGTGAAATCCCTCTGGTATGTTTACTTCTACCTTGCCATACCTATCTGGGTTAGCAGACATTATCTCTCTACATATCTGCAAGTGCATGGTATCTGAGTTGTCTAATCTGTTGGTAGAAACTTGACCTTTACTTGTCCTTGACATCTCACCATGATTACCTGGAACACCTGCAAGAACTAGCTTAGGTGCATGAGGTAAGAATGTGTCAATCGTTTTCATAATCATTGACCTAGCTAATGCGTATTGCTCAATCAGTGAGAGAGAAACATTGTGTGGTTGACTCTCGTAAAAATGTGGTGTGCAGTTTTCTGTGAGGTCACCTAATCCTACCATGTATATCTCATCTATCTGCACTCCAAGTTTACGCAAGTCTTTAATCCTGTTTACTCCATCTTGTAAAGCCATGTCGTATCTCTTGATAGTATTCTCAACTCCATAATCTTTTTTTCCAAGTTGCCAGTCACTCATGAACCACATGAACGCTGTGTCACCTGCATTAAATTTCTTTTTAAGTGGTGGTTTTTTCTTAGCATGTTTAAACAACTCTTGAAAATATCTGTCGTGTCCAGGTCTTTTCTTTTTTACAATACCTTTAAACGCATAAAAGGTTTCTACTGTTCCACCTTTGAGTTGTGTGTTCCAAGATGATGCTCTTACACTACCTTCAATCTCGTAGTGCTTAGGGTCAAAGCCCCATTCTTTTAATATAGAATCAAATTTATTTCTGTAGTTTGGGTCTGTTCCAACATGTGTGATTTCACCAATGCCAGTTTGTTCGTTAACTTCCAGACCAGGTTGCCACCCAGTCTTATAGAAATTGTTACCCCATTCTTCTGGTATATTAGGCATACTATCCTCCTTTGCCCTGTTACTTTTAGTATACAGATACAGTAAGATAGTTTTTTATTTAGATATTTTTTTCTTAGCGAATTCCTTGACAACTACTAGAGCAGATGAAGCACCTGCTATCGCAGCTAACTGTAAAGCATTAGCATCTACGCCCACTAATGGAGCTACTGTTAACGCACCTATGAACGCTTCAACGAATGTCCATGCAGTTTTTTCAAGCATTGATTTTAAATCATCATTCATTTTATTAAGTTTCCTAACTTTAATTTTTTTTCTATGTTCTCTAGTTTAGCAAGAATCACATCAAGTTTTTTCTCTATGAATTGTGGGTGTACCATGTCTGGTGGACTTTGATTACTAATTGTGCTAACAGATTTATTTGTTTCCTCTACAATCCACTGTCGCCAAGCATCACCTGGGCATTGTGTTTGTTTAAACGAAGAGTGTGGTCTGAGTTCTCCACCTACTTGTTCATAAAGCCATTGAACAGATTTAATAGCTTTATCTGATGGCTTGTTGGTAGCATCCCCACCACCCAACCAACACACAGCAATATAATGCTTATTATTGTAGTTAATTTCTTCACGATTATTACCTCCTTGTGCAGCACTTCTATTTCCAAATCCTCTGCCTTCATATATCTGTCCTGTATCTCCTACTAAAAAGTTGTATGCTATATCATTCCAACCTCTATCTTCTTGATGTAGTCTTTGTATAGTCTTGCACTGGTCCA